CCGAACCGTGATGTAGACCCGGGCGGACGACGGCATCTCCTCGAACTCCAGACCTTGGATCAAATCCACGGTGACCGGGGCTGCGAACTCGAAAGTCTTGTTCGTGAGGTCGTAGAGCTTCGCGCCACGCGGGACCACCTTGGAGGTCGTAGCGCCGGAAGCGACCAGTTTGAGCGTGTCCGGTGGGACGGGGATTTCCTTGCGGACGTCGGGTACCAGCTCGTAGCCTTCCAGCCGGTTGAACCACCAGCCGCGCGTCTGGACTTCCGTCGAGGTCGTCCTGAGTATCTTCATCGCGAGAGAACCGTCGATGACAACCTCTTCGTCGAGAGAGTTGACCGGGCTTTCCGCAATGGTCCCGAGAATTTCGTTGACAGCATCAAGCTCTGTCAGAGGGGCAAGCCCCAGTGTCATGGATAGTTTCTCCGCTGGTTAGAAACGAAAAAACCGGAGCCCAATTAAGGACCCCGGTTAAGGAAGTGAGTGCCGATTAGGCCGTCTTCAGCTCGATTGCGCACTCGGGACGGAGCTTGCCGTGGCCGACCGCGTACTTGGCAACCATGAGGGTGCCCTGACGCGAGACCATGTATTCCGTCTCCATTGCGAGATCGAGGAGCTTGACCGTGCCGACTGCACCCTTGTGCATGATCAGCGCGGCGGTGTTGGTGAAGTCGCCCTTGTAGGCGTCCGGACCGGTCGTGACGTTCGCGCCGTTCGGCAGGTTGGCGGTCTTGACCAGCGGGATGTCCGCGATCTTGACGACCTTGCCGTCCGCGTAGGAACCGCGACCGTCCCAGTCCTTGTTGATCACCTTGGTGTTCTGGGCCAGAGCGTAATACTGGACCGGCTTGACGAAGCCGTGGCGCTCCGAGGCCGGAACGAACTTCTCGTCGAGAACAGCAGCCGCTTCGAAGAAGGCAGCAGCCAGCACGTCGCTGTCCGTGAGGAACGCAGCGTTCGTGAGAGCCGAGCCACCCGGCAGACCGTCGACAACAGCTGCGGAACGAGCGGCGAGGACGCCAACCCGAGCAACGTTCTTGTCGTAAGCCTGAGCGAGTTCTTCGCCCATCTGCTTGGTGATTTCGCCGCGAACCTCGAAGTGGTTCATGGCTTCGTCGATGTTTGCAACGAATGCGTCCGTGAGGAGCAGATCGTCGATGGTGATTACACGCTCGTTGCCCTTGAAGACCGTACCGAGGACTTCCGTACCCGGGGTATGGTAGCGAGCGCCGTTCGTGCGGCCCGTCACCGGGAAGGAAGCGGACTTGCCTTCCTTGATATTGCGGGTCATGTGCTTGTCGGCGAACTCAGTCGTCCGAGCGAAAGCGGTGATTACTTCGCCGGTTGCTACCTTGACGAAGTTTGCCTTGACGTCTCCTACGCCGTTGGCCTGACCAAGGCGGGAGACAATTGCGTCTGCCATAGAATTTCCTGTCGTTGTTCTGAGGTGAGAGGACCTCGGAGCAGCACAGGCGGACGAATGGAGATGATCCGGCTTCTAACCCCCGCAGGGGAAAGTCGGCGGGATCGCCAAGGGTCTACCGTGAGACTTCCTTGGTTCCTGTGGATCGCCCTCTGAATAGAGGCGGGATCAGTCGGAACATTCAGGACAGGAAAAGAGACCCCCGTGGTGCGCCTCTTCAGGATTAACCGGTTTCAGGCCAGTTGAGCGTCGGGGGTTTGGAGTTCAGAGAAAGGACACATGCTGGATCAAATGAATGATCCTACTGTTGCCCCTATTTCGAGATGTTGTCGTGGAAGGCGATCAGGCGCTTCCCACATTCGACTTTCTCGGCTTCCGACAGCTTCAACTTGGCGATCAGCCGGAAGACGTCGGACTTGGTCATCGGCCCAGGTTTGGGCGCAGGGACCGTACTGTCGAAGCAGACGCGAAGGTCTGCCGGGAGAACCGGGACGGGCCTGAGGTTACTTCCAGAGGTCGCGCAGCCGGTCGCTGTCAGCACTATTAAGGCACTCGCGACGAGCATCTTCAAGCGCATCTGCATACTCCTGTATTGCATCGGATTTGGCGGATAGTTCCCTGAGCCTGACGGCCTGTGCGGACGCCAGCGCGGCATCGGCTTCACGAGCTTCGCGCTCCAGCTCGATGACGTGGGTGGCAGTCGCGAGATCGCGCTTGAGATTGGCGACCTCGGCTGCGTGTTTGGCATCCAGACGGCCCTTGCCGTAGATCACGCCGACGACAGCCAGGACGATCAGGATCGGGGCTACCCATTTGAGAACGAAGGGGGGCACTCGGGTCCTTGTGTTGGGATGTTGGAGGTGAGAACCCGTCGCAGGTCCATGTGTCCGACTCCGGTGTAGATGCCGTAGAAGAACGGCGGGAGCGCAGACAACGCCATCGCGGCCCCGTCCATGCCCTTGAATAGAGCGAAGAACAGAGCCCCGAAGGACGCGACGGTGTTTAACGCAAGCCAGACCTTGGAGGTCTTACGCTTGGATGGTTTCATGCGGGATACTTGGCGTGTGGGAGCTGCCAGTGAGGACCATCTTTGAAGGTCTTCCAATCACCGCCCCACTCTATGGCGACACCGACGTCCTTCGCAGCCTTCTTGACGGCTTCCGCGAGGGGGTAGTAGTGCGGCCAGTGCCACGACACCTTCCCGTCGATCAGCGGAGCAATGTCCACTGCATGACCGGTGAGGTGACGAGAGCGAAGAGTAGTCGATGCGCCCTGAGCCACCAGCTGCTTTTGTCGAGCCAGTGACCGGACGCCTTCCAGAACCTGAAAGTCGACTGGGGTGATTTCGATTGCTCGCTTGACGATCTTGACGAGGTCAGGGTGAACGCCTGTGAGCTTGGCAAGGCTTCCACGGCCCAGAACGTAGGCCACGGTTTCCTTTCGGTTAGATTGCGGATCGGCCGATCTTGGCCTCGACCTTGGCGCGATACGCCGGGTCTTTCTCGTAGCGAGGATCGCTCATCGCCTGAGTGACTTCGGCCCAAGAGCCAAAGGTGTCTGCGGCGGAACTCGGGTTCTTGCCGCCGTTGAGCAGCGAGCCAGGACGACCGTTGGCCGCTTCGTACTTGCTGCGGAGTTCCTTGATGGCCAGCTCGGCGGCAGTGACGTCGGCGTTGGCGAAGGATGCGTTGTAGGTCTCGATCTCCGCTGCGGTCATGGACGTCGAGGCCCATGCGAACATGCGGTCGAGGTGGTCCTTGCCACCGGCTGCTTCCGTCAGGCGGCGGTCCACAGCGTCGGCTCGAGCCTGTTGGCCTTCGATGAAGCTGTCGACGAATGCCTTGTCGAAGCCCTTGGCAGCGAGATCGGCGTAGGTTGCCTCGGACAGCTCGCCCTTCTCGGCGAACTCAGCACTGACGGCAGCGACATCGACGACAGGCGTGGGTTTGTCCTGCTCGCCGTCCTTCGGCTTCTCCTCGGTGTTGGCCTCCGGGGTCTCCTCGGGCTTCTCCTCGGTCTTACCGGCCTTCAGCTCGGCGTATGCCTTGGCGAAGTCTTCCGGGGTGTCGAAACCCTCAGGGAGCCACTCGGGACGAGCCGGGGCCTCCGCGCTGGCGTTCTCCTCGGTCTTGGCCGCGAGTGCCGCCTCGGTGGAAACCGGGGCAGCGGCTGCGGCTTCGGCCAGAGCGGCTGCAGCAGGATCGACCTGGGCGTTGGTGTCTTCGGTGTTCTCTGCTGCGGCTGCTGCGATCTGCATTAAAAGTCCTCTCTGATGATTACGGGCTTGTTGGTTTCGGCGGCGGGTGCCGCTTCGGGCTTGGCCTTGGACCGGGTCTTCGGTGCGGCCTTCGGGGCTTCATCAGCCATTCGGTGTTCCTTGAGCTTGGGCTTCCTGTTTCATTCCCTCCTTGGCCATGCCGCCCATCTGCGCGATAGCCTGAGGACCGAGCTTCTCCATGAGCTGCTGGAGCTGGGCGTTCTGGTCGCCCGTCTGGAGTTCATCGTCGGAGCGGACGAGACCGTTCGTGTCGATGCCCAGAGCGGCACCACGGCGGGTCATATACTCACCAGCGTTGATCCGGCGAGCAACCTCCTCGGGCCCGAACAGCTGGCCGAGACCGGCGATGAAGGCGTCGAGGTTCTGGAGGTCGTTGCCTCGTCCGAGAGCGTCGAGACCGGCGATAATTTTGACGCTGGTGACACCCTTGGGGAGCGGAGGAACCTTGCGGTTATGCTCCATGCGCTTCTCGTAGAGACGAATGACCGGGAGCTGGAACTCCTCGGAGAGCAGCGAGTAGATGCCGCCCATCCCTTGGTCCAGTTCGTTGGCCATGTACCTGATCTCTTCGGCGGTCACACGCTCACCGCTGCGCTGGACGGCGCTGTTGAGCATGAACGCGTAGGAGAGCCGTTCGATCAGCTGGGCGATGAAACGCTCGGCGACTGCGAAGTCGGCTTGCTTGTTGACCTGCAGGGGGCTGACCGAGTTGGCCTCGCCTGTGACGAACCCACCGTTCTTGGCCTTGGCGAGCTGCGTGGGCTTGACGACGGAGTTCGGGGCGACGAGCCAGACAACCTTGGCCGACTGGGCGGTACCGTCGCGGAGAGCTTCGGTGAGCGCGTTGAGCGCCGTGAGATCGCCTATGTACTCGTCGACGAAGCCACGACCGTAGTTCTCACCCTCGATATACGTCAGACGCAGCGCGAGCCACGGGCAGTCGTCAACGGGGAACTCACCGCCGTCAGCAACCTCGACGTCATCGATCTGCTGCTTGACGACCATCTTGTCACCGACTCGCCGGATGTGCGTGTACAGGTCGATGTTCGCCTCCCGATCGGTGTCCTTCTGTTCGGTCTGGCCGAGCTTGGCGACGATCTCCGGGGGCAGCGCGTCTCGCGACATGCTTTCCTTGAGGACGATGTCGAGGACGTTGCCAGTACCGTCACGGTCGACGACGAACTGGTTCAGCCGGTAGCCTCTCGGGCGTCCCTCCTTCGGGATATGCAGGAGATAGTTGCCAGAAACAAGGAGCTGACGACACGCCTCGAACGACACTGGGCGGAACACGGAGCCGTACATCTCGGAGACGACAGCTCGTTCGCGCTCGCTCAGAGCCTTGTTGATTTCCCCGTTCTTGCCGCCCTGGGCCTCGGTGGCCTTGCGGATGGCAATGTCGTCGATCTCGTATTTGAACGGGGGAGTGTTGATGGGGAATAGCGCGAGCTGGACCTTAGATGCCAGATGGCGCACACCCCGGGCACCCAGACTTTGCGAGGGCTCTTCAAACGCGGTCGACGCAGTGACGCCATTCGGGGGCATCAGGTACGGGACCGTCAGTGCTGCCGCCTCTTGCGCCCTCTTCAGATAGGGATCGCGGTCGGTGACAAGCCTTTCGTAGAGAGCCTTGGCTGAGACTTGCTCGATTTCAGCCAACGTTTACCGGGGGATGTTGACCCCGGATTGCCGGGTGTTGGTCAGGGGGATCACGAGGGACGAACGGCCCCTGCGGTTGATGTTCGCCGATGCGCCTTCGGAGGCGGTCGGGATGGTAGCTTCATTCAGAACCGGAGCCTTCTGGACGTCGGCTGGCGGCGGTGGAGGCGCGATCACGGGGTCGGCCTTCTGAATTTTGGGTCGCTTCGGTGGACACATTAGAGGATGGCTTCTTCTTCCTGTTGTGCGAGAAGCCCCCTCAGATAGTCGACGACGATGCGCCGGCCCACCAAGGAGCCAAGCTCGCGGTCTGTCATGGTTAGAAACTCCTTGGAGAGACGATCCGGGTAGATCGCCTCCAAGTGTTCAACCAGTTGCTTGGTAACGTGAGGTTTGTCTAAGGCTTCCTGAGACATGCTACTGTTGCCCCTAACGTCAATCAGCCATTGCGCAACCTCAACACACACATTATAGCAGCCATTTTTATCGGGGGTTGAGTATGCTTGAATGGATTGAATACTTGATGTGGCCAGTCGAAGAGTCCGTCGTCCGCTTTAACGGGCTGATGAATACCCGACCTCATTACGTCATCCTGAACGTGTTGATTACCGTCTGCATGAACTATGCTTTGCTGAAATACATGGAATCGCGGCGACGTAAGGTGACCTATTGGTTAAAGAAGCTCAATGTATTCGCCGTTATAGTTTATACGGCTATCGCGACGCAGGTTACATACACCTTAATGAAACAACCTGATCGAGACTTCATGGCCGTTGTGGGTGTGATCGTCGGGATCGTTGGCTTTTGGTCGTTGTTTTGCCATGTCGTCGCATATGCGATGGGTCCACGGCTGACGAGTTGGTGTGGCCCTAGTTGGGTGAAATGTATTGATTATATTTATCTCGCCGGTTCGACTTACGGTATTCTTAGGATCGCGATGCAGAACAACGTTCCCCAAAACGCTGCGGCGGTAACTCCGGTACCCGCCGCAGACATGGACGCTATAGGAGTTGTAATCCTTGGAATCGCTCTGTCGATCCGCCTGACAAAAACTACTATCGAAATACGCGGATGGGACAAACGGGAGGTGAAAGACCTCGCCGAGCTGTCGCCACCCGTCGTTGCTCTTAATTAAGTCTTCTGGTCCTTCTCCCGATCCATTCTCGCTAGCTCGCGCTGTGCGAAGAAGATGATCTTGTTGAGGTCATAGCGCTTCGACGTTCCGTCTTTCTCGCCCAGCCGGTAGCAAGCCTTGAAGATGTTGCCGATCCCGAACTCCATCCGCTTGTGCTCGATGAGGTCCTGCAGATCGGTCGCGTATTCGGGGATGTTGTAGTAGGAGGTCGAGCCTCCGTCAGACTTCACGGGTGCCACAGGATCGCTTCCTGCTTCTTGAAGTCGTAGTCTGTGTGGTGAAGGATGCGAGCGAGACGGGCTTGGAGCAGCGCGTCCTCCTCGGTCATCCCGGCTTTCTCGTAGGCGGCGACCACGGCTGGCCAGAGGTCTTCCCCGGGTTCGACCTTGTCGAGAACCTTCTGAGCCTTGACCGGCCCCATGCCCTTGAGCCCCGGGTAACCGTCGGTCACATCCCCGGTGAGCGTCTGCATCATCCAGTTGTAGCGGGCCTCGCCTTCGGACACCTCGACGATCTCGCCGTTCCGGTACAGCTTGCCCGGGATGGTGAGCATGTCCTTGTCCTGGCTGACGATGATCTTCTCGCCCTTGATGAGCTTCGGGTGGGTCGCGAGGATGCCCATGGTGTCATCGGCTTCGATCCCCGGCTTGAACTTTGCGCCCTGCTCTTCGATGAGCCAGCGCTTTACCTCCCCGGTTCCGACCGGTTTTCGACCTCGGCCAGCCTTGTAGCTGGGCGACAGGCGGTGACGGAAGGTTTCACCCATGGAGAGCGTGAGGATCGCATCGTCGGCGTCCAGCTCCCGCTTCATGTTCTCGACTGCCTTGAGAATGGAGGCTTTCACCTCCTTCACGTCGCAATGCAGCGTCCAGTTGTCGTCGCCCCAGTCGGTCTCGACCTCGTGGGCGGCTCCGGTTGATACGACGAGAATATCCCCGTCGATCAGAAGTGTTCTCAAAATGTCTCCTTAGAAATCAGTCTTGTAGCCGCAGATCGTGCAGACGCTGGCACAGACGATGATGTTGCGGGTCGGGGTGGTGATGCACTTGACCGGGATTTTGATGAACCGGTGGGCACCGAGGCGGCACAGGAGCTTCTTAATCAGCGGCTTCAATTTGCGTGATCCCGTATTTTTTGGTCAGGTTCTCCTGCATCGCCTCCCGGTCCTGTCTCGACAGCATCCCGGCGAGCGACGGCCCATAGCAGACCAGCGGCTTCCTCTGGATGTATGTTGAACCACTCGGTCCCGGGAACCCGGTAACCATCGAGAAGGCCGTGTAGAACTGCCTCAGCTTGTTTGCGATCATGGAACTCCCTGACGGTGAAAAAGGAATAGTCCCGGTGCGGACAGTTGGTTTGCATCTGTCGGAGCCGGTTGTTTAGATCGAGCGCGAGGCCCACCTTGCAGTACCCGGGCCAAGCCGGATTGACGGCCACGTAGAGGTAGCCCGGGCTGTTCTGCGAGGTCTTAGTGTGTTTCCGCCCAGTTCTTGCCGACGTCGTAGTTACCGGCGAGCTGGCAGCGGAAGGAGTAGTATTCCCCGGCGAGGCGAATAGCGTTAGCTGCTGTTCGACCGACGAGGTCTGCTTTGTCTTCATCGACCTCGATCTGCCACTCGTCATGAACGTTGGCGACAAACTCGTAATGAGCACCGGGGATTAGCCCGAGTTCTTGGAGCTGGTTGTCAAGAATGACGAGAGCACGTTTCATCTGGATCGCACCCGCAGACTGCAGGAGCGTGTTGAGAGCGGCGTGTTCGGAGCGGACATAGAGGAGACGACCGTCGAGGCCCTTGAGGTAGCCTTGCTTGAGCGCCTTCTTCTTGACCGCGTCGATCAGTTTGCTGAGCGCCGGGAGAGCCTTGAGGAAGCGTTGGCGAGCCGCTCGGCCAGCCGCAGTGACCTTCTGTTTCGACCCCGTGACGCCGAGGATGACGCCGAGGTTAAAGTCGCCGGAACCGTAGATGAAGGCGTAGAACCAAGTCTTCGCCGTATCGCGATCACACCCGAGCGCCTTGGCGTTCTGAGTGTGCATGTCGGTCCCGTCCTCTTTCTTCCCTTCGAGGACCGTCTTGATGTACGCGCCTTGGTCGTAAGCCGCCATGTAGCCAGCGAGATCGCGAAGCTCCAAGGCATCGGCATCGCAGCCGACCAACAGCTTCCCAGCCGTGGCATGGAACAGCTCCCGGCACTCGTGTCCAAACGGGGCGCGACCGCTCGGGGTCTGGGCGACGTTCGGCTTGTTGTGCGTCATGCGGCCCGTCACAGCGCCGTTGCTGTTGACCTGCCCGTGGATGCGCCCGTTGCGGACGTGTTTCAGCCACGCTTCCTTGCCCTCGGCGAGCTGGCCAATCCGCTTCTGGATCAGCAGGTACCGGAACAGGGTCTTGGCTGCGGGGAACTTGAGACCCTTGAGGACCTCTTCGTCGACCTTCGCGTTGCCGTCCGAGGTGAACTCCTTGGGCTTCCACCCGTAGAGCGTCATCAGGCGGTTGGCGATGTCCTGCCGTGAGCCGGGGTTGAACGGCTTGAGCTTGACCTTGGAATAGACCGCGCCGACCTCGTAGTGCTCGCGCACCGGGCCGACATACGGGGTCAGTTCCTTGCCGGTCTTCTCGGAGAACCTGCGGATGGTGACCGTGACGTCCAGGTCGGTTCGCTTCACGGATCGGGCCGAGGTGACCTCGACTTCCTCCTCAAAGCGGAACCACGGAGCGAACTCCTTGGACAGTTGGTCTTCCAGCGAGGCTTTCTCACCGGCCAGCTTGGCGTAGAGCGCTGCGGCCTTCTTCTCGTCGAAGGCGAAGCCGTAGCGTTCCTGCCGCGAGATGATCGTCCGAACGCAGTGTTCGAGCGAGATGCTCTCTTCCGAGAACCCCTTGCTGTTCAGGCGGTGCCAGAGCTTGGCGGTGACCTCGACGTCCTGGTCGCAGTAGTCCTGCATGTCGCGGGACCAGACGCCCCAGACGTAGGCCGTGAGCGCTTCGCCTTTGAGCCCGAGCTTGACGCCTTCCTTCTTGCGGATGTCGCCGTAATCGCCCTTCCAGATACCGAGGCGCTGACCCCAGCTCTCCAGAGAGTGACGACCGAACAGCTTCTGCTCGATCCAGAGCTTGCCTTCGCGTTTCCGCTTCTCCAGCTGCCGGAAGTCGGCATCGCGCATGTCGGCGTACATGAGACGGGACATGACGATGGTGTCGCGGATCGTGCCCTTCGGCTTGAACCACGGATAAATCTTCTGGATTGCGGGGATGTCGAAGTCGATGATGTTGTGGCCGACGACGGTTCCGGCTTCCATGAGGAGCCTCAGGCCGGTCTCGACGGAGACGTAGGTCACCCGCTCGTCGGTATCCGGGTTGATCCAGAAGTTGTCGGAACAGCTCCAGACTTCGCCGGTAGTCGCATCCTTGACGACCAAGGAATGAACCTGGGTCATCTCGGGGATCAGTCCGTCCGTCTCGATGTCGAAGACGAGCGTACAGGGTTGAGGCTCGCCGAGCGGGGTGCCATCGGGCATCTTCCACTCGAACGAGCTATCGGTTTGGCTTATTGAGAAACCTCCGTGATGGCCGCGACCACTTCCCTCCAGCGGGAAGCGTCGATGTAGATCGTGGCCGTGCGTGTGGTGAGGATCAGCTGGCCTTCCTTGCGAGAGACCTTGAGGTTCGAGGGCAGCGCCTCATTGGTGTGGTCTTGCATCAACTTTCTTGTGACTCGTGAACACGCGACGCCCCCCGCCTTAAGCGGGTGTGCTAGCGATAGTTCGACTTAGGCTGATGGAGCTGCGGACGTGTTCGAAGGAAATGTGGTATTTGTGGTTGGTGCCGGAGCGAGCGTCGACTTCGGCTTTCCGATGGGGGAGCAGTTAAAGGATCGGATCGCTGCAGCGTTGAACATTAGGTTCCAAGACGGGTTGAATATCGCGAGCGGCCACCGCCAAGTAATCGAGGCACTTCGCGTGCTTGCGCGTAGGGCTAACCATTCGTCCATTAACCCCTATTTGCCAGCTGCTCGATCGATCGCGTTGGCAATGCCTCAGGCAATATCCATCGACAATTACCTCCACACCCATGCAGAAGAGAGCGATCTTGTGCTCATAGGCAAAATCGCGATCGCGGCAAGTATTTTGGAGGCTGAGCGATCAAGCAAAATCTACCTAAGGCCGGAGGATCAAACATTCAATTTTCCGGCGATCAAAGACGTTTGGCATAACACTTTTTGCAAAATTCTCACTGAGAACGTCCAGAGAGCGTCCCTTGATCATCTCTTTGAGAATGTCTCATTCATAACCTTTAACTACGATAGATGCATTGAGCACTACATTGCGCACTGGCTAACAAATTACATGAGAATTTCTCTCGATGAGGCGCAGATTGCAGCAAGTAGACTGACGGTGTTCCACCCGTATGGCCAAGTTGGGAGACTGCCTTGGCAACAATCATCGGATGTTAAAGTGCCGTTCGGAGCGGAAGTGGGGGCTGTAGAGCTGGTAGAAGTCGCTGAGCAGATACGCACCTTCACGGAGCGAGTTGAAGATGACAGCCTCGCTCCAATGCGAGCTCGTATCGCGGACGCCGACACTGTTGTTTACCTAGGCTTCTCGTACGGCCGAATGAACCTTGAACTCCTTCAAATTGATGCAGATGGGCCGAACAAGAGAGTCCTTGGTACGGCGTTTAACATCTCTGAGCCGAACAAAAAGGCGATCAGTGAGCAACTGTTCCGCTCCTTGACCGGCCCAAAGGGAACGTTGATCAGGGGGTGCGATCTGGTGCATATGACATGCAGCGACCTTCTCAACGCGTATTGGAGAGTTCTTGAGGGTTAGAACGGCACGTCGCCGTCGTCCTCCTCGAAATCGGAGCCACCGGTCGGCCCATCCTTCTTCTCGGTCGGGTCTTCCATCAACTCGTAGAGCCGGCCCGTCGCCTTATCGAAGAGCAGCCAGCCAGCTGGGCCGGTCTCCCCGGTGAAGCGGTTCTTCAAGATGCGGAGGGTTGTCACGTTGTTGATCGTGTAGACCTTGCCGTTGTAGGTGATCGTGTTGACGTTCTGCTGGTTGCGCTCCAGTCCGATGACAAAGTCGGAGAGCTGGGCGATGGCGTGAGAGCCGCGAAGCTGGGCCAGCGCGGTCTCGGCCCCCTGCTCGTGCCCCTTGTCGCCGCTCGGGCGCTTCAGGTGCGAGATCAGGAAGATGCAGACGTTGCATTCCATGGCGAGCGCCTTGAGGGCGGTCATG